GTATAAGCTTCATATAATTCTGGTATCTGTTGGGGGACGCTTATAAATTGATCAAAAAATACTAAATCTATAGCAAATAAAAATCCATATGTCCACGGTGCTGTTATATAGCAATAATCAGCAGGCAAAGGTAAAAGACTTATTGTATCACTAGTTTCTACTATCCAATAAAAACTTGTCCCATCTATCATTGTTTGTAAATCTACTTTGGGTATTTGATATCTTATATTCATTTTTTGTAATACTTTTAAACTTGAAGCATAAGCATTCATATATGTATCTGAATCTTCAAAATCCGAAGGTAATAATTTATACTTATATGATTTAATAGTGTTCATATATGTTACAGCACGACTATATTGACCCACGGCATATGATAAATATTGACTCAAATGTCTTAAATTCTGGTCATAATATTGAGGTGATAATAACCATTGTTCTATTTCTTTAGAACTTGCAGGAGCTGGATTTATATTTACTTGCTGAAATAATTGTTCGCTATATATAGGCTGATATGTACCATTACCAGATGCTAAAGAAGTTATCCATTCAGTTTGTCTAGTTTTTCTCATAAGGTTATCAGCGAATAATTTACGTTTTGATTCATCTGTAAATACTTTCATAAATTCTTCTATGGGTTGTCCCATAGCTATTTCTATCGCTTTTATTTGTTCAGGAGTTGCGGGTTTATCGACTGTTTTCTTTTTTCTTCCCAAAAATTATCACCACCTTATCTAAAGATTTTTGAAGTTATATCTTGCCCTCTATCACTATTTAATCCTATTTTTTTGAGAAATTTTGAAAAATCTCCAATATTATTTTCTTCGTTGATTTTATTAACAACATTCTTTCTGCGATAATCATAAAGAAAATGTGCTAACATAATTAATGTATAAAATCTATCATCATTCGTATTACCTTTATCCTTCGGGAGTATGAAAGAATGCGTTGTGCCTTCTGCATTAGCGACTTTATGAATAGAAGTCATTTCAACTTTTAACACATCAATATTAAGAAGCGCGATTTCCTCCTCCATAGATAAAGATTTATCATATAAAATCACTTCACCATTTTCATTATTTTTAGGCATTACTACAATCCCACTATTGTGATATTCTTTAGTAAATTTTATTAAATCCAATCCTAATAATTCTAAAAGTTCATCCATCATTATAGTTCTATATTTTTTAGGTTCAATAAGTTTTAATTTATTCTTAATTGCACTCGGATATTTTTTATCAAAATCTTTATATAGTTCATATTCGTTATCTAACATTCCTTTATGCTTCATACCTCTATCATCAATCCAATCTTCTAATAAAGGATCTGCATAAGACGATACTCCACCGCCACCAGCGCCTGAATCTAAATATAATGCAAGAATATTTTCATAATCGGGAGCATTACCATTATAAGCTAATATAGCATCTTTCAACATTTTTACTTGTTGTTGAGAAGTCATCTTATATCCTTTTTTACTTGCTATATCAACAAAATTTGTACAATTAGAAATCTCACCATAATATCCAATTTCTTTATCAAATTTAATTTTCATAACGCTTACAATACTACCGTGCCCTATTCGTGCGGGATCGAACGCTAAAACAAATTTATCGTTACCTTTATTACATAATTCTGGTAACAACAGAGTTTCATTACGTCGAATTGCTGCCCATTTAATAGGTTGTGAATCTCCACCATCTTTAGAAAATTTATTATAATATTCACGAAGAGCTAATTCTTTATTAGATTTCATTACATTATCTATTTTAGATTGTGTAATCAAAGGTACCCAAGGCTTTCCATCCATGGTTGGATTTAAAGGGATATCACAAGGTATATCACAACAAAAATATCTATTATCACCTATAAACATCCTTTTTGAAAATTCTTTGTAATACGTAAAAAACATTGTGTTTACATCGCTTGCAGAAGAAGCATATACTAATTGTGTTGGACAATTTTTACGCAGAGATTTAATATTAAAACCTTCTTCTATAGATGTTTTAAAATCAGAATCCTGTGCTGCGAAAGCTTCTGCTATCATTATTAATTCTTTACTACAAATACCCGCTTCATCGAAAAATACCAAAGTGGCTCTACGACTTCTGTTATGTTGAGGATCTCCGTTTAATGTAAAAATTTCACTACCGTTAAAAAATTTAACATGATACGCAATTGAAGAATGCGTAAATCCAGTTTTATTCATAGGAGATGTTACAATTTCATTTTTTACAATATCTTTTAAACCAAATAGAGATGCAGAAGTTTTTCCTATGTTTAATGTAATTTCTTCAATTTTTCGAAATAATTCTTGCGCTTGTCCGCCAGTATCTGATATGATATATATACCTTGATTTTCATAAAGAACCGCTTTGAGAATAAGTAATATAGCACCATTAAATGTTTTTCCTGCATCTCTACAACAATTCCATAATGATAAAGGTTTATTCCAAGTTTCTTGAAGAATCCATTTCTGAAAATCAAGTTGTTTTATACCTAAGATATCTTCACAAGCCTTGCAAGGATTTCTTCTGAAAAACTTTATTATTTTAGAATCTTTTTCATATATTTCAATTTTTCTAGTACTTAAAAGACTTTTTTTATCCATAATCATGAAGAATCACCTTGTTTTTTACTATCATCTATTTCTACTTGTAATATACGATTTTTTTCTTCGATGTCTAATATTTTTTCTTGTAAATCTTGTATCAATTTTCTTTGCATAAAAAACATATCGTTAATATCATTCTCATCAAATTGTAATTGTTCAATTATAGCTTTATCAGATATTTCTGCTACTAGCTTAATACCATATGCTTTACTTTGATCAAAATAATCCTGTTCAGCATCTTCAAATCCAAATTCTCTATATTTTCTCATAAGAGCAGTTAAAGTTGATTTACCTGCTTTTTTATCAGTTCTATGATTTACCGATATTTGATTTGCTGATGCTATTTTATCTGTATTACCAACTATAGCGGCTTTAGCCCTCGATAAATGAATAATTTTACCTTCGCTTTGCGCTGCAGTTTCTTGGTTAGAAGATAATCTAGCTATACTTAAATCTATATTTCTTATTTGATTATTATTATTAACTACTTGTATTATTTGTGAAAGTTTAAAAGTGTCTTCTAGAGTATCTTCGTCTAAATAAGATAATAATTCTGAATATAAAAACCTTTGATCACATATTGGATACTCTAAAAATGGATCATAACCTATAAGTCTAATAACGTCTATTTTGATTTCCGTTTCTTTATCTGACAAACTATCAGGCGTACCACTACTAACTTCTATTGGTATTATAAATTCTTTTTCATTTTTTAAAGCCATCTCGAAACTTGCGCCCTCAATAATTGCAGAACACTCACCGTGATCAAAAGATGTCGTTTCAGTAAATCCTCCACCAAGAGAGTTTAAATTTTTAAAATATGTTTGCTTAACGGTGAAACCTCTGCCCTCAGCTTCTTTTTCAGCAACATAAAATATATTATTATAATATGCAATATCTAACGCTCTACACATATACATTATAGCTATTCTCGATGAATTATATTTATTAAAATATTCGTTATAAATCACCTCAATACAATCTTTACACCAAGGTACTTTGCCAAAATATTGGTATTTTGGATTTCTACTAACATAAAATTGAGTTTTTTTTGCAGTACCACAACGTAAGCAAGTCGCATTCATCAAGCCCCATGCCCCATCCGGATGTGTATTTTTGCTATTTTTTTTCTTTTTATTAAAAGACGCATTAGCAGATCTTTCAATTCTCTTTTTCATTAATTCTTTTTTTAAAGCTTTTAATAAATCTATTTCTTGTACATTTTCATTATTATTTAAATTTTCTTTTTTATTAGATTGTTTTAAATCTTCGTCATCAAATTCTTCTAAATCTTCTTCATCGTCAGATTCTTCTAAATCTTCTTCTAATTCTTCTTCATCGTCAGATTCTTCTGAATCTTCTTCTGAATTCTCTTCATTATTTAAATTTTCTTCAGAATTATTGTTTTCTTTTTTAAAAGGATTTGTTTCTTCACCCAATTCTCTTTTAAGTTTATTAATTTCTTTTTTTAGAATTTCTTCTTCTGTAAGTTTTTTAGAACGCTTTTTTCTATAATAATATTTTCTTTTTTTTTTAGGTTTAGGTGGTTCTTTTTTCTTAGGTGCCCAATTTATCCGTGGCATTCAATCACCCTCAATTTTTCTATAATTTTACACAACAAAAAAAAGCGAATATATTAACTATATCCACCCGCTATATATTAATGAATTTCACTAATTTTATTCTCTTATTAAAATCCCACCTACGCAAAATATTTCTTCTTCTTCACCGCACTCTTGACATATTTGTGAAAATGTAGCTGGTTGTCTAATTATACTATAATTATCAAATTTTTTCACAAAAAATAATCCAATAGAAACATCTACTTTATCGCTACCACAAAAACTACAACCTTCGATTTTTAACATAATTACCCCCATGTAACACAAAATTAACTCTTGTAACTTTACGATGTTACATAGTGAAAATTATATCATAAGTTGCTTTAACACCAGAATTATCGCAAACACAAACGATTTGTTGAGGTTTGCTAAATAATCGTTTTTCTATGCAATAATCGTCAACACCTATTATACCACCAGACATTAATACTTTGTATCCTTGAACAAAAGTAGATTCGTTGTGGTGTAAATGCCCAAACAAAATCCCATATATTTTATATGGGATCATTACTATTGTTTTTAAAATATTGTCAATTTTTTCTAAATCTCCATGGACTCCTAAATAATTTAACCCTCTGATATTTATTAAAGACATAGTATTATCAATACAATTTTTTATAATATTAATATTATTTAAATTCTGTAATCTAGCTTTTATATAAAAAGGGATTAAGTCATCTAATCTTTCATCTTTCGGAGCGCTATCTTTACTTATAGATAATCTTGAATGATTTCCCGGTACGACTGAAAAATTCACAGTTTTAAAATAACCACTTAATTCACTCAAAAACCATGAAATCAATTCTGAAACTCCCATAATCTGCTTAACAACATTTTCACGATTCGCTAAAGCTATTGTATAATGAATAATACCACTTATTAAATCTCCATTAGCGCATACGTAACAATTTTCAGATTTATGAGTTTTTTGAATTGTTATTATTTCTTGTAAATATTGTTCAAATCTCAACTTGGCTATTTCTGGGTTATATTTGTTCCAAAAGTTATCAATATCTATACCGAAATGAATATCATTTAATCCGATTAATAAATCATTATCTGAATTTTCTATAGGGATATAGTTAATAATTTCATACGGTTTAATTAAAGATATAGAATCTAACAATATTGTTTTTAATTCATCCCACCGAGCTTCGAATCGAATTGATTTATTATAAGCTACTCGTTGATCAAAAAATCTATATTTAGATTTCTCAAATTCTATTCTTTTAGTGTCTATCTGAGTTAAAATTTCACTATCTTGAATATTAGATTGAAGTTTTTCTTGATGTTGTTTATGATATTCATATATACCGTAGCCTGTTTTGCGTAAATGATCTGAACTACATTCAAGTTTTAATAAGTCGCGAATTTCTTCCCAATCTAAGTCAATGATTTTATCAATTTTACCAACTATTAGTCGTAATTTATAATCAAAATCTGATTCATTAGTTTGTTTTTGATATTCTGATTCTATAATAATCACCTCCTTCTATAAAAAATTAAATTATGAATTGATATTATTAATATTCTTTGAACCAACATCCATCTGAATCTGCAGATAATAAAATATACTTCTTGTCATCAAAAATACATATTGCAGAATTTTTACATTTGCAATTCTTAAGACCGCCAAAAATTTCAATTTCTTCATCAGTGAAAAAAATCTCATTCTTATGAATTTCTGGATTATTGTGTGAAATATTTTTTTTGATAAAAATCACGCTCCAATATATTTTTATCTTTTCTTACTCATAGATAAGTAATCAGACTTTTAACCTTTTTAATTCTTCAAAACTCTTTCTACAACGGGATTTGGGATTAAGTTCTAAATATCGGATTTTAAAATTTACACCCCTCTAATCCTTTGTTGGTGCGGGATTCAGGGTTAAGTTCTAAATAGTCCACAGACCTATTTTTTCTCATCCACTCTTTATTTATCTCTCTATGTTTCTTAATCCATATTTCTTTCGCACAACTACGGCAATATTTGGTACGGTTGTTTTTTTTGATGATTCGGG